TTGCTTGTCTTCAAAATTATTAGGCGCGCGTTCTTTTCAAAATTATTAGGCGCGTTCTATTTTTAGCAATATCAAAATTTCTGGCAGATTTCTTTTTTTAGGCCGAATTATTTTTTTTCCAACGAGGAGTTTATCCGCGGTCGGAGCAATTGTAATTCAGACGGAGCTGCTAAGCAACTGCCAATTCAATTGCTGGGCATGAACCTTCCCATAAAAAAAAGTAACGACGAAGTACGCCTGCATAAGTAAACTGGTTTCCTAACCCAGGCCGTTCGCGAGGGGGGTAGAAATGCTGCGATTCCGAGACCACGGCACTTCGGCCTCGTCCTTGATCATCGCCGACATGCCGGTCGCACCAACCTGCGTCGACTGGCGCGCATTCCACTCCTTGAGTTCGTTCATAATATAAAGCTGGTCACCAGTCACGCGCTGCAGCACAGTCGAGCCCACGGTGAACTCGGCGTAGTCAATCATGGCATACCCCAAAGACTCGACCCACGCATAACTCGCATTAGCGTCCATAACTTTCGGCTTGTTGAACGCGAATGCGAGGTCCATATTACCGAGCAGGTCGCCGCTCTGCGGGAGGAGGAACTGGATCGTCTGGCCCAGCGACGCGTTGTTCACGGGCTCGACGTCCACGAGCTCCATCTGGAAGTTGGACGTGTGCTGGTAGCCCGGGTCCACAAAATACGACTTGGAGTTGTCAAACAGAAGCTGGTCCTCCACACCCTGGTTGAGGGCCATGTGCGATGACACCATGGCTGAACACTCTACTATTGAGAGAGTCAGAAAGTTTGAAGGTTATCGTAAATCGCTGCGAGAGCCGGGTGCGACGCAACCGCAGCCTTGTTAGCACCGTCCACCTGCCGTCGCGCGGAAGCCACTGTGTCGTTCTGCGGGAGGTCACTCCTCCCCATCGTGTTCACTGCCGAATCCACTTGGATCTGCGCACTGCTTGCCGTCTTCTGGTGCAACACTTGCTTTTTCGCTGTCACCGGCTCTCGTTTTAGCATTATTTTCAGGGCTTGGTACCCGCCGAACACGACGAGCATTGTTGAAATGATCGACGGCACGTCCATATTCTGCACTAAGATTTGAATATCCGTCGTCCAGTTGAGTGAAATCTCTCTTAAAATTGGCTTCGCGGCCCGACAGATGAGCGCGGAGCTCGAGCAGCTCGCGGTCACGTGATTCGCTATGTTGGCGCTGATTCTCTCACCAATCCTTCGCCTCTTATTACCAGGGGTCGTTGGTCAGCATGGTGTGCTTGATGTCCTGCAGTTAGGGCTTGCCCCACAGCAGATTCGCCGCTCCGCCCCACATTCAGTGTACTCAGGGCGTTAGATTTTTTTGATACTTTCACCAATCCATGTCTTCGTTGTAGGGTTCTGTCTGTTTATTATTAACCCAGGGGAGATCGCGTTGTTCACGAAAGTTGCTAGCCCGCCGTCCTTTGAATTCAAAAGCACTCCATTTAAATATAGGGTTAGCCTGACGATCCGAAGCCATCCGTCGATATGGGTAAAGAACGTTTAGAGCTTCAACTTGTCTTTTCTCTAACCCTCGTGTATCCAATTTTACATCTTCTGCCTTATATCCGGGACTGAATATAGGTGCATTTCGATAAATCGGGGGTACCATGTTAGGGTTATCTCCGTAAAATCTTGTATGCGCTTTGGATTTGTCCATACCGTCGATATACGGAGGGGGCTGAGCAGGCGGGGGTGTATTGAACGCGTAATCCTGCGGAACCGAGCCCCCCGGGCGAAACCCAGGCACAAATTCTACATAGTCAGACACCTCTTCTTCATTGCTGGGTGGACGATTCTGCGCAGTATATTGTCGACTGGTTGGCCTGACGCCACTGCCTGGAGACGACGGTCTCGGGTCAAACCCCTTAACCCGAGCCTGTTCCCTATCATCTAAATTGGCCCCTACGCCCCGGACAAATTCACCCTTCATATGTCGAGCTTTCCCGCCGTCAACGTATTGAGAAGTTCGAGTAGTTCTCGTTCTATTGTAAAAATTATCTTCTTTACTAGCTTCAAACGAATTGCCTTCCGCTGGCGGAGCCGATGCATATGCGTCTCGTTTCGGAGTAGGTGTCGCATCAAAATTAGCATTGGGTACTTCGAATTTCTGCTCAGTTTTCACACTTGTTTTGGCACCAGGCCATTCATACCGCCACTGTGTATCAGTTGCAGTTGGCTCAGAGTCCAACAATGGGTCATTTCTCATCATCTCACTCGGCATCTTGGGACCAAAGTTAGAGCGATCAAAATCACGCGTAGTAGCATGATTGAAGTTCACAGCCTCACTTATGGGCATTCCCTTTACCCATGTCTTGAAGTAGGCCCATGCATCCTCCAAGTTCTGTGGTCCGAACTCTGCGAGCTGATTAAGGTCCATAGTTTCGCGCTCTGCTGATATTTTGGAGTCTATGAGATATTGGCGGACTCCGGGTAGGTGTGTGAGTTGAGATTTACCCCACCACGTAGGCTTCCACTTATCCTTGGCTCCCACCTTCCCGTCCATGAAATGCCGCCGCTCGACGACACCCTTTCTGCTGTTGTTGTACTCAGCCATTATATCGTTGTCATGGTGTTGTCCTTGAAGCCAAAGACTGAATTCATTATGGAGCGCTTGTTTTGCCTCGCGACAAAATCCAGTGGCAGCTTTCTGTGTATAAACGAGCGCGGACGTGGCATTCAGATTTTCCGGCAAATCGTATATAATCCCGCTCCCACCCGCGCCGAGGGCATTCAAGAGATACTCCATATCGTAAATCGGATATGATGAGACATTCGCGGCACGCTCAGACACGTTGGACCCACGAGCGCCTGTGTTCCACACCATCCAATTAATAATACATTAGAACATATTTTTAAACATACAGTAACATACTGATGGAGATCGCGCAACAGCGCTCTGTGGACTGGCATACCGCCCGCCGCGGCAAGCTCACCGCGTCGAATTTGGGATCCGCGCTCGGGCAAGTGAGCTACACGACGCGTGCAGAGGCGCTGCGGCGCGCGCTCGGGACTGATACTTTCGTCGGAAACGTCGCAACCGACCACGGCACCAAGAACGAGCAGAATGCAATCGTCGACTACCAGATACTTACCGGAAACCTCGTGGATGCGACGGGGTTGTGGATTCACCCGGATTACACGTGGCTCGCCGGATCACCGGACGGGTTTGTTGATGACGATGGCATGGTGGAGGTATAATGCCCCTTTTACAAACGCAAGAATGGGCAGCGTCTTCACTCCACTGTCCCGGGTCACTACTGGATGCAGATCAATGCGCTCCTTCACATCACGAAACGCAAATGGTGTGCATACTTCTGTTGGTGTGAAGAGGGTACGGTGGTATACCGTGTCTATCCAGACCCAGACACCTTTGACTACCTGCTTTCGTTCTATTCCCATTTCTACACCGCGATCAGTACACAGGCGTCTAAACCCCCTCCGCTAAAGCCCAAGACCCGCAGCGATGTTGAGAAGCGAATCTCGTTCGCAATTCAGCGCACTGTGGACACGTACCACTGGTCTTACACTTGCAAGGGAGCACTTCCCGTATCTTCTGACACATCAGACAGCGATGAGGACTCGCCTGTCAATGAAAGCTGCAAGAAACAGCGCATTTCCATCGTTCCCAAGGTGGCCGAGCTCCCAGCTACTAACACAGCAGCGTCTGCGGAGGGCACGTTGGCAGGCGGCGAAGATATTCGAACAGACCGAGCCTGCTGCACGCTCCGTGTTTAAGATGTTCGTCAAGAATAACTACAGATATGGCGCAAGTGTGAAATTTGATACCGCCGGGACGTTGAAACGCCTACGCAGAGCTGAATTTGAAGACGGTTTGAAATTCTCAATAGAGACGCTCGCTTACAATGACAGCAGTAAGATTGTGATGCTTGCACGCACGATGCACGATGCAGAGATTGTGCAGGTGTTAATACACGAGGCGCTCCACAATTGGTGCCTCGTGCGTGGAAAGTATATGGGGTGTGAGCGGGAACACGCGTGCATGGCTTTGCTGGGGGATCCGAACGAGGAATATTCTAAATTTAACATATAAACGCCATTCATGGGGTATCAGTTCAAGCGTAGTGGTGTGACACAAGTCCCAAATATTATAACAACTCAGTCAAACGCCGCGACACCCACATTTATTGGCAAGGTGGCCGGACACCTGTACTACGAAGGGCGCTTGATAGAGAGCACACGACTCGGGAAGTACCAGAAGATTGGTTCGGCGAAGGGCGCTGTGAACACAAACTACACGGCTGGCGCACAAAAGAAGCCCCCCGTGTTCACAAACAACGCTGTGGCTAGTGCAGAGGCCAATGCAATCGCGCGCGGGCCCGTTACGAGCCATTACACGCCCAGCGCCGACCGTGTATATTTTCTAACGCTTAGTATGAGACACTCTGGAAATCCAATCCTCCCGATCCGCTACTACAACTAAAAAAATGGGTCGCACGTTCACCCCCTTCACGACCATTGACGCCAAGCAGGTCTTCTTCGCAATGGGGCCGGAGCGCAACGGCAAGCCGGTGGTCGCCATGGTCTACGGCGACTACTCCGGTGAAGTCGCCGTCGTCACGCCCGCCTGCGTCACAAACTGGCCGCGCTGCACGGGCGACGGAAACTACGGCACGATGTGGGGCCCGACGGACGTGACCAAGACCAAATTTACACTCGACCTCACGGACGCGCCGATCAACAACGCCGAGAACACGCTCTTCACTGACTTCACGACCCTGCTCACTGCGATCAACGACATGCTTCTCGATTTTGTGTTTGCCAACCAGCTCAAGCTGCTTGGGTGCAAGAACCTGAGCCGCGACGAAGTGCGCATGCTGCAGATCCGCACGGTGCGCCAGAAGTTCGACAAGACCACCGGACAGCAGAACGGCAACACGCTGCAGTTGAGCGCGGCCAAGTTTGTGTGGGACGGTATGGGCGGCAAGGTTGTGAAGACCGTCAGCGTCTGTGATCGCACCGGACAGGTGCTTCCTGGCGGAAACGTCGCGTCCGGCGACGTCGTCGCTGCCACTATGTACGCAAACCAGATCTATACCGGCGTGGGCGGCGACAAGTTCGGCATCCACTGGTCGTTTGACAACGTGTCTATCATCTGCCAGCGCTCTAAGCTGGAGCTCAAGACCGAGGTCAGCGCGTTTCAGAACATTGAATATGCTTTTGCACAGGACTACACAACGCCGGCGCCTCAGACGTTCGGTATGGAAGTTGAACCCGCGCTGCAACAGTTTTAACTGTATACCACATAGAGAGGGTGGCAATTAGCACGTGTCCTATGAGCCACTGCAACACAAGCGCATTCTGTATCCATGGGTGCTGCAGGTATATGTGTGCGGCGCAATCAACGCGCGCAGTTTGAACGGAGAGTGTCTGAGGAGTGTGCGCTTATAAAGCTGTGTGTCTATTTTGAGGAATGGGTCTATATTGAGCATTCGCAGAGGTTTTGTGAACAACCGCAATTGTTTCGTCGCGTCGTCTGGTTCCCCTCGGTATGATTCTGTGACTACCTTATACTACGCAGAGAACCTGTTCATGTGCGGCATACTAGCGACGGAATAGTGTGTATCTGTGAGTGGATTCGCGTATGTGAGAATGAGAACTATCGTCAGTAACCGACGAGCGTAGGTCATACGTTATGAACTAATACATGAGAATATTATAGATGTTATACAGTCTTTCTAATTTATTCACATATAGTATGATGCCGCCACCGGAGCCCAAACCAAAAGTTAAAGAGGACCCGAAAAAAACAGATGCTGCGGCACCTGCAGCGGACGGCAGTGGAATGCGCAATGTAAAAAAGAGCGGTGAGAATAAAACGTTTGGGCGCAACGCCACTATGCCTGTTCTAGCATCGGACAAATACGCAGAGGTGCAGATTCCGGATCTTCTTGAATTCAATCCAGATGACATTAAGCTAGACGGCACAATTGTCGCATGTGGAAAACGGCGCACTGGGAAAAGTTGGGTATTTCGCAACCTGATGTACCATATGAAGGATAAATTTACCGCTGGTATAGTGATCAGTCAAACAGACGAACTCAACCACTTTTGGTCTCAGTACGTGCCACAGGCTTATATCTTCAACAAATACAACCCGGCTATTCTCGACGCGATATTCGCACGGCAAAAAAAAATATTGAATGACCCCACACTAACCGAAGAAGAGGCAGAGAAAAAGGCTCGATTTTTTGTCTTACTGGACGACGTAATTTCAGATTCCCGTCTAAAGCACGACATCAACCTCATGGAGCTCTTCGTCGCTGGACGTCACTATAATTTTTAACACTTATTACTACGCAGTATGCCAAGGGAATTGCTCCTGTTCTACGAGGAAACACAGACTATATTTTTATCATGAAGACTCTGCAGATGCGCCGGCGCGAGTCTCTGTGGGAAGACTTTGGGGACTTCTTGACTAAAGACGCATTCGCACAGATACTGGACGCGTACACAGAGGACTACGAATGCATGGTGATAAACACATGCCCAGATACACACGTCGATCCAATGGAAATGATGAGCTGGTGGAAGGCGGTAGACCCTGGAGAATTCAAAATGAGCTCGAAAGAGTATTGGGAGAGTGCCATGAATGGAATCGAGAACGGCGGCGTGCCCCCTGCAGGAGGGCCACAGTCTGCCTCGGATATGCTAACAGTCCAACATATTATGCCACAGCCCTGGAGACAGTACATTTAACTTTCTAAACGACTCAGAGACAGCATAATGAGCAGCATCGCAATTCGCAATGGAATCAGCCACGTCGCAGTTAGCGTACTCGCAGGATCGGTAATCGAATCCATCATGCCCGTTTTTTTGGGCGAGGGATCCGACGCAACTTTGCAAGTCCTCGAATTGGCAATTCAATCGGCATTGAACGGACTTGCTGTCTTCGCTTCCTCGAGTCTAATTGACGTTGATAGTGATTCAACGCACGGAATTCCATTTTCCTTGGGGCTGCTTTACTCACAGGACTCTCTACGTCAGCGTGTTGCAAGTGCGTCAACCTTGCTTCAAGCACAGATTCCAAAACTTGGACAGAAAATTCGGGCACGGGCTTCAGCGCTTCGAACTTCCACATCAATGTAACGCACATATCGGCCCAGATGGCATCGAGGACTTCCAGTTTTGACTTTGATTTGATGATTAGGAAGAACATGCAGTATTTGATGCAGCCCAGTTTCTGGAGAAGTCTGTGAAAGACATAATTGTAGTTGAGCATGTTGGTGCGTCCGGGAGGTTTGTGCTTCTCGAAAGGGCCCTGAATCTCGACAAACAGCGCGTCTAGCGCTTGTACTAGCTGTGGCCCAGGCGGAGGCGGCGTGTATCCAGAGATGCGGTGGACGATTTGAAGCCACCGCTCGATCCAGTTTTGTTTCTTCAGAGATCGGAGTACCGCCCGGCTATTTGCTTTGTCGAGAATGGTGTATCCGCCAACCTTGAAGCCCTCAGCGATAGCGAGCATATCGACTGCAGGTATTTGAGTTTTGAGGAGCAGTAGCTGACTGATTCGCTCGTGGAAGTGGTGAATGCGTTTGTAGTTGCTGTGGCGAGTCGTGAGACGCACGCCGTACATTTGTCCATATAGAACGAGGCCGCCCAGCACACAACCGCAATTGTTACAAACAGCGGACCCGGGATGTCCTCCCGAGCAAAAATACACGAGGCATTCGTTGTCGCAGTTTGGGCAGACAGTGTTGTCGCGCTTGGGTTGGTCAGCACGTTCAAGGTCCATAGCAGAATCCATGTCCGCAAAAGCACAGCGCACGAATTCATCATTGTAGACGACGGTGTCCATACTGAAGAGTGTTAGAATAAAAAGATGTTTATCTTTTATGGTACTCTATGCATTCTTATGTATCTCTAATTATACTCTTAGTACTAGATGTAGTTTGAAGCTCCGACCAACTTACTATTTTAGGAACTCCTCAAATTCTATCATGATGTGCCAAACAAGTAGATTGTCTAGTATCTGAGTATGTGCCGGTTCTTGAAGACTCTGCCTGCCGCGACATCGCGTGCAAATGCGCTTGTTTGTCTTTCAGTGCCTGCACACGCGCCTCAACTGGTTGGAAATGCGCCTGCAGCGAATTAAAATGGCCGTCCAATTTTTGGGACATATCTATTGACATCGCATCTACTACACCACCTAACATCTGTATACACATACAAATAGAAATTCTTTTTCTAACTTTAATGTATAAAAAGAAATATTATGTCGATGCTCTGCAAGACCCCACTCGCCAGCATGGACTATACCAAGGGCATGACCTACGGCTCGATCCTCGCGAGCGCCGCGATGGCGTACTCCGGATACAACCGCATGTTTCCGATGCCGCAGTACTACACGGGTTGTATGGCTGCGGGGGCCGCTTGGGACTATTACTGCCGTGGCGATGCGTTCGCTCTGGACAACCGCCTCGCACAGGAGATGGTCGTAGTCGCTGTCGCTGGATTTGTGGTGATTCGAATTTATTGAGTATCATTAAAGTATACCGGATTACCATAAGAGTAAAAAATGTGTAGTCGACACTGGTGTCGTTTGTGCTGTGCGGATCTGGAGCCACGGAAGGCATTTATGATGAGACATGGCCCCATCAACTACTTTTTCTGTGACGAGAACCATGCTGCTATCTGGGAACGGTATAGACTCGACCCAAAGTACTATGTGTTTCTGCGCAGTCTTCCATCGGAGCGTGTACATGAGATACTGCAAAAGATTATTTCTGAATATACAGATGAACATGCGTAGTCAAGGGGTTGTTACAATGCTGCTGTTGTACGCGGCATACGTGACACACGTATGCCCTTGCGCGAAGACACTCAGTTGTCATTTGCCGCAGTTTTACGGAGCTGTCGGTGCTTCTGTGGCATTGGTGTTTATAGAGAATATGTAAGATATAAATAAAATCTAAGTCAAATGTCACAAGCACTATGGCAATGAAGCGCCCCCGCCGCGTGTCAAAAAAGCCGCTAACATATTGGGAAGAGTATGTGGCCACCGACGAGTGGTATCTCAACGCACTACTGGAGGACATTCCTGAAAATGAGCTTGCTGCTGCGTGTGTAGACGACGATTTCTCTGGAACTGAAGCGGAGGTCAAGGAGCATGAGGATGAATATGAAACGCAAGGTGACGACGAGTCGTTTTCTTCTGACATCGAAGATAGTGATGGAGTCGCCCGTGATTCGGAAACGTAAGTATAATGGTCCTGTGAAAGGCAGCGAAGAGGCAAAGGAACGGATGCAGCGTGTGCGCAGTTCTACATAGCGTAATCAGCCGCAGCCGCAGCCGCAGCAGCAGCATCCGCAGCAGCAGCCGCAGCAGCAGCCACAGCGCCGTATGAGCGAGAACACCACGAGTCGTATGTCCAGCCTGAACAACGCACTGCAATCTTCACAGATGCCGTCTGTATACCAGAACCCATCGTGGTTCCAAAATAGTTAGTATTCTTTTCTAACCTTACTACTGGGGATGATTCGAATCACGATCGCGTTCATTTGTGCCGCCGTGGTTTTCCGACTCCGTGCAGTTGCATCTCGCTCACAGTCCGCTGGACCGTCTGCATATGACGAATTTAAAGAACAAGAGAGGAGTATGTTTAACTTGTAAATATTCTAAAAGAATGCATAGGTCAGACACGAAAACATGCCGTCTATTGGTGGTGCATCAGCATCTAGTCGAATGCCGTCTTTCAGCCCGGGGCAGGGCACCAATTTGGATAAGGGGCGAGAGATCTCAGGCGCCGAGATGGGAGCGAAGCAGCGCTACACGACGCCTACTACGTTTCCGCATAACGCGGCAGCAATCTCAGGAGAAGCAACGCGCCCAGCTGGACAGTACAACACCCAGCAGGCGCCCGCGCCCGTGAAGTATAATGTCCCTGGCCCTCAAGAGCAGTATATGCAGAACCGCGAGGAGATTCGTAAGACGGCTGGTGCTGGTTTGGGTGCGGGTGTCATGCGCACGGACCCGATCACGGACCAGGAGGTCGCCTACCTGCAGAAGATGAAGGACCAGGCGGAGGTCGCGGATTTCGACGTGTACGTCAATTCCTTGATCAACCCCCGCAAGCCTGGCGAGCTTCAGTGGCTCATGTCGGTGTACCCGGAGTTTGTGCAGCGCCGCATTGAGCAGGTCCACCAGGACTACGAGTTCGCGCTGCGTAATCAGATGATTGATATGTGAGGAATCAACACCAAGGACGATCTCATGTTCAAGTACCTCGTGACCAAAAGAAGGTCAACGGCCCGCGCCTCGGCAGACACGTGCCACTCAGCGACACGTACGCATTTTGGAGCACTGTCGCCGTTTCTTGGCACATTCAATGGCAATTCCAAGGTGGATAACGAGCTGTATGCGCCCTTTTCGAGCGCAAAGGACGGCGCAAAGCCGGAAGACGCTAACGGGTGGAAGTTCACCAGTGCGAAGAATCCGTTCTCCACAAATTGCTCGTCAACGGATATGGCAAAGGCCATGTACAATACGGGTACCCCCGCGGAAATTGCTGCCAGGGACGCAGATATGCTACCGAGGCGGACTGCGCAGAGGACGCCGTATACCCGAGCCGCAGCTTAAACCAACATTTTTTAAGAGTGTGTGTAAAAGAGAATGTCGTTCATCGAGGTTGACGGAATTTGCGGTATGCTGGTGCAGATGGGGCTCGGGACCCTGTCGTCGTGTGCATTCACGGTGGGTGGTATCGTGGGGGTCTCTATGTACGCGCTCGGGCTACCAAAAGAGTCGTTCACAGAGGAGGGCGAGATGCGTCCGCTCAAGGCGCTGTCGCCGCACCCCAGCGCGACGAACGTACATTTTCTAGTCGTGCCAGTAGGAGCCGCAGTCGCAGTGTACCTATTCACGTAATGGCGACCATCGGAGAATTCATTGCGGAGAAGCTATTTAATATGGCGGCCTGGTTAGAGAGGGAGGGTGTAGAGGGGTCGGAAGGGCTGGTTGTGGAGCGTATGAAGCTTACGCCGCTGATCGCGACGTTGATCGCAAGCGCAATTAAGACAGAGCAGGTAGCAGTGGCCGCGCGTCACTGGGGCCGACTGTCTGAGAAGTTCAAGGTGGATGCGGGCAAGTATCCTATGTTTAAGGGATTTGTGTCTATTTTTGAGAGTGTGCGTGCGCGTCCAGAGACGCACGAGCGTTTCTGGCGGTATATGGATTTGATGTGTGAAGTAGTTTAAATTGAATTTAATTTTCCAATTCATAGATGAGTGTGCACCATGTCAGAGAATGTCGATCCGCTTGATTTGAGCACGATGTCGCGCGAGGGCGTCGCACGCGCTGGAAATTTGAAGGCAGCTGCAGCCTCGAAGCCACCCCCCGCACCAAAGAAGTCTGCGCCCATGCCCATTCCCGCTCCGGCACCTAAGAAGGAGATGGCTATTGACCAAAAGAGCGCGCTTATTGATAAGATTACTGCATACCGCGAGAAATTTACGTGGCTCAAGAAGCGAAACGGCTCGCTCAGCGCGAAGTCTGCAGACCCCGAGCTCCTCGATGAAATGCACTACATTGAGATTCAACTCGGTTCGAAGGCAGCGTCCGATAGTAACGTAGGAATTAATCTCTTCGGCGCTGCAATGAACAGCCTAGAGATATCGACGCAGCTGTTCAACCCGCTCAATTTGCAGCTCGGCGGCCTTGAAAAGATCGCGACTGAAAACGCGGACCAGTTCAAGGATGTCCTGGATGAGCTAGTTATCAAGTACACGACCGGGATTCACGTGTCTCCAGAGGCGCGTCTCATTCTAGGGGTGGGGGCGCTTGTTATGACTGTGCACGCCGCGAACACGGGCGACCCGCGCGTGAAGGCGGCACTCGACCGAATGAACCTCGCGCCGGATGTGTCTAGCGCGCACAGCGACCTGTGAATATAATTCTGAAATTTATGTTATATGTATGGTGAATTTTGGCAAGATTGTATCGTCTGCGGGGCACGCGATCGGCGAGGTGTCGAGTCACACTGGAAATAAGATTGCGAAGGTAGGTAAAAAGGCCGGTTTTTTGGGGACGCTAGGGATTGGGCTTGGCGCCGGTCTCGGAGCTGGAATGTTCAAGTGGGTGGGTGAGAACGGGAACAAGGTTCTAATTGTTGGGACTGTAGCAGCACTCTTCGTGCTTAGACGGAGTTAATTCTTTTCTAAGAGAGTGGTAAACCATGGGGAACGGATCATCTGCACCAAAACAAGGGTGCACCGGCAATCCAAAGGCAGACACCTATGCATCTCTTGGTACACACAGAGTTTTAGCAGTTACGTCCATGGTGCCGTTCGTGGGGTGCTGCGCTGCAATCGCAGACGTGGGCCTCACCACGGCAGAGGAGAGTGGAATATTATGCGGTGGCGAGTTACAGACCCCCGACGCTGGGTGGAGGGCTGTGAATATGACACTCGCTGTAACCGGCGCTACGCTGAGTTGTATTCCGGGGATTGGTCCGATTTTTGGGGGGGTGAAGAGCCTGTTTACTGGTATTTTCGGAGGCGCCGCGCGTACAGGAAATGTAGTAACACACATAGCCACAGAGACTGCCTCTTCCGCAGTGAAGATCACTAGCGCTGCAAAGGTATCAAAGCTAGTAGCTGCGCCAGTCGCGGCGATTTTGGAGCACGCAGCAGCACTGGCGGAAGCCGCGAAACGCGCTACAATTGCCCCGGTGGTATTGAAGTTTGGACGATTCACAGGCGCGGGTGTGGCGACTACCAGTAAAGTCGCGGTGCTCACAGAGAAAGTGACTGCGACTGGGGGGAAGGGGGTTGATGCAATAGTTCATAATATCGGACACGCTGAGCCTCCACACATGCCCGTACCGCACACTAAGCCGGCCGTTATACGCAGCATTTCCACCCCCCTCGCGAACGGACCCCCCTTCCTATGAAAAAAAATATTTTTTACTATGGTTTTGTGCAGCTCAGTTTTTCCGGTTGCCTGCCTATTTACCCCGGTTGGCTGCTCAACGTTTACGCGGCCGGCCCGAAGCTGGTCCTTTACGCTATTAGCCGGTAATAACCAGTTATTCCAGACTTCAGCACTTCAAATAAACATTGGCAGTTGCTAACTGAAATCATGGCGCGGACGCCGCCGGCGCAGGCCTTCGGCGAGCTGGACCAGCCCGGCGAGTGGTCCGGGTTTCTAAGTGAGCAGGGCGACATGATCGTGGCACCTGCTTTTGTCCAAGTAGAGTACAGCTCCTACCAGCAGGGCGGCAGCAGTGTCGGCCAGTTTTTGGTTACCTCGATAACGACGCACGC